CACCGCGAACCGCCCGGCGGCGATGGGGTCGTACGGCGTGTTGCCCTCGAAGTTGACCTTGTTCTTGAATTCCTGCAGGTTATCCGTCGGGCCGATGATCGGCTCCGACAGCGCCAGGACGGCGAAGCGGGGCAGCGGGTAGCCGGTGTTGTTCCGCACCCGGACGATGCCGGTCTGGCGAACCTCGTCGGCCGCGTCGGACTCGATGTTGTGCCGGCGAGCGCGGACGTAGTTGGCCGCGTCCACGAAGCCGTTGTACGCGTCAGCCGGGATAACCAAGCGCTGACCGGGCAGTACCTTCTTGAACGGATCGCCCGGCATGTCACACCCCGATGCCCAACAGGGCGAAGTTGCCGTACTCGTAGACCCGCTCGACGTAAGCCGCGACCGGTTGCTTAATCAGCGTCTCCTCGTCCTCGGCGTCAGCGTATCGCACCCACAGGTACTCCCATCCTTTTTTCTGAATGCCGGTAATGTCGCCGACCTTGAGGTTCGTGGCGTTCGGGCTGGCGGCGAATTTGTACGAGATTTCCCAGTCCTCGGTGCCACGCTGCGAGCCGGAGGCGCCGAGGAACAACACCTCGCCGGGGGCAAAACCCTTGAACGGAGCGTTGTTGACCCGGCCCGTGAGGTAGAAGAGCGTCGTCTTGTACGCTGGGGTGATCAGGGCGATGGGTATGTAGTGCGTCTCGGTAAATTGAAAGACTGGGATAGTGATATCGGTACCTTCGACCGAGTCGGTCGAGACGCCGATCGCGCCTTTAAAATCAGGTGGGTTGTCGCCATATCGGCCGACCGTCTCCAGGCTCTGGTTGATTTTCTGAGTGCCACCCCCAGTGTCGAAGCTATACGAACTCTGCCCCGTCTCTTTCGGTTCAAGCTTGCCGTAGCGTGCGGTCGCCTCCCAGACGCCGCCCCCCTGGTGTGCAATATGATAACTCTGGAGCACTAGCCCAGCATAAGTCGGCGGGGCAGTAGCCTGTACTAGCGACCGCACTTCAGTATCTGATTCGGTGCCCAGCACCATCCACTGCAGGTCTACCGATGGGCTATCGACACCGACCGTCGCCTCACGACTATCGTATTTTTCGATAATGATAGCTGGCATAAGTCATCTCACCCGAAAACGAGCCCGCCTAACTGGGCCTCCTGTAAGAGTTTCTTTGTGTTGGATGCTGTTTGTTCCGCCGCCTTGGCCGTGCGTTCGCTCAGGGACTCCGCCCCTAGTCCACGGACAGCCAAGGCGTTGAACGTCCCCTGTAAGTCAATTTTCTCGCGGACTTTGTCGGGCATCTCGTCGAGCTCGGGAAAGTCGGGGCGCTTCATCTTCTCGGGCACCCGGGCGTCGGCCTCATCGCGCTTGCGCTTGGCCTCGGCAATGGCCTCCTCCCACTCCTGGCGGGCGGCGGCGATGTCGGCCTCACCGGCCGCGATAGCCTCTTGCTTACGTCGCTCGCGCTCGGCCCGCTCGGCCTCCTGCATGCGGTTGAGCTCGTCCTCGACGGCGGCCCGCTCCCCCTCGATGGCCTCCCGCCGCCGCTGGCGTTCCGCCTCCCGCTCGTTGATCGCGGCGTCCCGGCGGGCATTGATTGCGTTGTCCTCGGCGGCGATCTCGTCGTTGATGCGGGCGATCTCCTCGCCCGCGTCCTTGCCGGTGAACACGCTCTTGACCCGCGCCCACACCTTCTTGAAGAAGCCGCTGAAGCGGTTCCAGGTGCGCTGCAGCACGCTGATGAAGCTGGTCCAGGCGTTGGCCAGGAAGGTGATCGTCTCGATCCAGGCGACTTGAATGCCGGCCCATGCGTCGTTCAAAAAGCGTGCCAGGCCGTAGACCGCCCGGTAGAAGGTGTCGATGAAGAAATTCTTGAAGTCGATCCACTTCTCTTCCAGCCAGAGCACCCCCTTCTGAAACTCCATCTTGAGCGTCAGCCAGACGATCTTCGCCGCCAGACCGAGATCGCCGGCGGCCAGCGCATCCGAGATGCCCTGCCACGCCGCGAGGGCGGTTTCCTTGAGGCCGTTGAACTGCTCGCCAAGCCACGACAACGCCTGGCTGCCGGCATCGCTAGTGTAGATCAGGTAGCCGGCCAGTGCGACCACGGCGGCCGTGACCAGGCCGATCGGGCTCAAGATCGCCGCGACGACGGCGACCAGGGCCTTGAGCACCGCGACGACACCCATGATGAGCGACACCAGCCCGCCGATGGCCGCGCCGACGAACGAGATGGCCCCGCCGGCCGCGATCAGGGCTACGCCCACGCCGACCACGGCGGCGATGACCTTAGCTATGGTGACGATGAGCTCCTTGTTCTTTTTCACCCAGTTGGCCACCCCGACCACAAAACGGGTGATCGTGTCCAGGAGCGCAGTCAAGTCGGGGGCAAGCGCCCCGCCGATAGCGAAGGCGGCGGACTTGAGCGTCCGTTGTACCCGGTTCCATGCATCCTGCAGGTCAGCGGCGGCCTGAGCCTGATCGGTGCTGACCGTGATCCCGAGCTGGTTCGCCTCGGCTCGCAACTTTTCGATCCCCTTGGCCCCGGCGGCAAGGAGTGGAATTAGCTTCTGGTTTTTAGTGCCGAAGATGTCCATCGCTAGGGCGGCTTGCTTAGTCGGGTTGCCGATTTGAGAGATGCGGTCAGCGATCAACTGGAACTGCTCATCGGGCGTGAGGGCCTTCAGGTCGGCGACGGTCAGGCCGAGCTTGGCGAACGTGGCTCGCATCTCGCGGGAACCGTCGGCGGCCGCGACAATGTTCCGCTGCATTACTTTCAACCCCGCTTCGAGCGTCCCCAGGTCGGACCCGGACTGCTCGGCGGCGAAGCCGAGTTCGGACAGCGCCTCGACTGATACGCCAGTGCGGGCGGCCATCTTGTTGAGTGCGTCGCCGGTGTCCTTGAAGTGGAACACCATGTCCTTAATTGGATTCATGGCCACGCCTCTGATCGCGTCCAGCCTCGACCCCAGCCCGGCCACGCTCGCGCCGAAGGCCTTCAGCTTGCCGGCCGCGGCGGCGAGCCCCTTGACGAGCCGGCTGTCTTTGACCGCCAGCTCGACATACGCGGCACCGGCACGGATTCCCTTGGCGTCAGCCATCGCTCACACTCCCTTTGGTCGGTCCACGAACACTTGCTTCAGCACCGCGATGCCGACCTTCGTCGTGACCGGCTTCTTGCCTCGGCGGTGCGGGTCGAAGTCGGCCGGGGTGAACGGGCGGGTCTTCTTCGGGTCGCGGTGGCAGTTGGCGATCAATGCCAATAGCGCCGAAGTATGCGCCCAGGCTTGGCGGTTTTTAGCTTCGGCCATGATCACGAGCTCGGCGAGGGTGAATGGCTCGGGGTCGATCCCGACGACCCCGGCGAGCTCCCAAACGAGGCGATCAATTTCTGCGCTTCCGCATCGGGATCGATCCCCGCGATCATCGTCTCGGCGTGATCGAGCAGCCGATCCCGCATCTTCCGCCCGGCTGCGAGCACCTTCTTGAGGCTCGTCCGCGCCCGGGCGTCGGGGAAAAAATCGACCAGCTCCTCGACGAACGCATCGGCCGCCAGCGTGATGACATCACCGTACAGCGCCCGGCCGAAGTCCTCGTCACTGATATTTCTGGCGTCGGCCTCGTCCTTGCAGAGGCAGTACAGCACGTCGGCCAGCCGGACCGGGTCGGCCACTAGTTCGCTCAGTGGCTTGAATCCGTCATCGATCAGCGAGTACAGATCGATACCGACTAACCCGCGCACCCGCTTCACGGCCGCCACATTGATGGCGATTACCCAAGTGCGTCCGGCATTATCGACGAAGCTATGCATAAGGAGTGGACCTCACTTCGTTGCAGAACTCATGGTACGGATCGGGATCGGGCACGGCGTCCACTCGCCGGTGCTGGCCTCCTCGCGTTTGCCGTCCTTGCAGATCGGGATCGGGACCGGCACCCACGACTTGTCGGCATCGTCGGTCGTTTTGGGTCGGGTGCGGTGGGCCACCTCGGCCGAACAGCCCCACATCGAGACTCGCTCTGCCATGCCGCTGGTGCAGCAGACGACCGACACCAGCTCATTCGTGTCGGCCCGGAAGATGCCGCCGCCGGAGTCCCCGGACGATACGCTTAGGATCATCCTGAGCTGCCCTTGGCCGTTCTCCCGCTCGGCGACGGTGCCGTCCTCACGGTTGCCAGGCTTGTCCACGCCGAATCCCATGTGCCAGACCGGCGTGCCGGGCTCGGGATTCTTGGCGGCAATCAGGGCGTAGGGCAGGTCCTTAATTTCATCGTCGGTGACGCACCAGGCCACGTCGGGCGTCTTGTGGTGGGCGACCACCCGCAGGCCCAGCGTCCGGCCGTCCTTGAGCGTGAGCGTGCCGCGTGCCCCCACGCCGCTGACGCAATGGGCGGCGGTGAGCACGTCCCAGCGGCCGTCGGGCCGGCGCGGGCCGATCACTGTGGCGGTGCAGCCGGCATTGCCGAAGCGGATGCGGCCGATTGCGTTGATCGGGTCGAGCTTGCCGTCGCCCGGCTTGGGGTCGGGCTTTGGATCTGGCTTAGGTGGCACCGGCGTGCAAGACTCGATGGTGACGCTGACGCGGGTTTCCTCGACCAACAGCGCCCCGTCGGTGTTGATGATGACCAACAACTCCACCTCGTAGGTGCCGGGGTGGGCGGCGAACTCCAAGATGCCGCGCGGGCTGGTCGCCCGCTGCACGTCCTTCGGCGGGTAGACCCGCCACAGGAGTGCGGCCTTGGGATCGACACCCTCGGCCTTGAGCCGGACGAGGCTGTGCGGCTTGTATTTCGTCTCGCCCGTGATGCGGATCGGCTCGGCGTGGGCCGCGACCGGCGCGAGGGCAAGCAGACAGACGGCGAACAGAAAACGCATGAGAGCTCCTCGTGTGGATTATGGGACGACGACCCAGCTGGGCGGGTTAGCGGCGAAGGTCGGCTTGACGGTGACGCTGACGGTGATAGCCTCCTCCAGCGCCTCGTTGCGGCTGAAGTTGGTGACCGTGCAGGTCGCCCGCAGGCCCTGCGAGCCGGACACGGCGATGTCGCCGTCCATGACGGCGAACTCGATCGCGGCCCGGTCGAGAAACGCGTCGCGGATGACGGCGAAGTCGTCGTCGGCCGTGTCCCAGACCATCTCGAACTCGATAGAACCGTCCTTGAGCGTGGCGACCGTGGCTCGCCAGCCGGCGTTGCCGCGCGTGGTCACGTCGGCCTCGCCCGTTTCCAGGTTCAGAGTCACGTCCTTGACGTTCTTGATCTCGTTCCAGACCGGTACGGAGTATGTGCCCGTATTGCGATAGAGCTTGGCGTCGAGCCCAAGTTTTACAGCCATCGGAATCTCCTCAACGAATAGAGTTTCGCCACAGGGCCGGCAGCTGGGGCTTTTCTGCTTCAAAGGCCGGCCGCATGAAGGGCCGGGGCCGGTAGCGTGCCTGCTTCCGACCACGGCGGGTCTCCAAGATCGTGTCGCCGCCGTGCTCCAAGAGACGCGGCGCCTGCGAGCCTTCGCGGATCATCGTCGGGCCGATGACCACGCTCTTGCGCTGCGAGTCGTAGGCGAACAGGATGAGCTTCCGCAGCAGGCCCACGTGCGAGTAGGGCGGCGAACCCGGCGGGCTCGTCCCTTTGCGCTTGCGGATCGACGTCTTGGCCCGCTGCCGGACGAACGCCCCGAACCGCGACAACACCCGTCGCGTGCCGGCATCGACCGCGTTCTTCACCTTGGCCCGGTCGAAGAACCCCTGCTTGGCGGCCTGGAAGGTCATCGTGATCACGGCTTACCTCCACACGCGGTAGGTCAGCGTGATGACGCTGGTGAACTGGCGGAACTCATCCAGGTGCTCCATCGCGTAAATCGGTTCGTTGGTGACCTCGATGCAATGCGCCTCTGGGTATCCCGCCAGTGGTTGCGTGCGGAAGTGGTCGGCGATTTCCTCCACCAGTTCCATGAGCGCATCGAGGTTCCCCTGGGTCGGTTCGGTCTTGTGCTGTACCGCCACGTCGATCAGGTAATCAAAGCTGTCGCGATTGCGGTCAAGGGCCTTGCTGGCCACCGATCGCGGCACCACGCTGACCTTCAGCTCGGTCATCTCCGACAGCTCGAAGACTGGCTGGTAGTGCCGCTCGGCGGTCAATGGCTGGCTGAACGTGGTCCCATTCAACTCAGCGACCACGGCGTCAGCAATGGCAACGATGGTCGCAGGCACAGCTCACTACTCCGGTGGCACCAGGGCACGCAACACTCGCAGCACCAAGTCATCGAGTGGGGACTTAGTGCCGCGAACGATCTCGGTCAAAGCGTCCGAATGCAGGATCGCCTTGAGAATCGGCAGGATCTCGCGGAACCCAGCCGGATCCTGACGGTGTAACCCGAGCAGTTGTCGCATCAGTTCGAGCATCACTCAACTCCTACTTGCTTGGCGTGAATCCGCAGCACCTTGCGGTACACATCCGACCAGCGCCATGGTGGCTCACCACCGGGTGCCATCACCTCGTAAACGAACACCTTCCCGCCCTGCGTCTCGCGGATTATGTCACCCCGCTCGGGCAGCGTCGGGTTGCCGGCCAGCACCAGGTCCGTTGCGTGGATCAGGAAGTCGCGGTCGGTCCACTCCATCCGTACACCACCGTATTCATCAGCGAGCTTCAGCAGCGTCCGCCCGACCGTGGCCTGCACCGCAACCTGCTGCACGCCGCGCCGGTACACGACCAGTCGCGAGGCGTGTCCCTTGAGCATCTCGGCCAGCCAGTCGGATCCGGTGCGGAGCAGGTCGGGCATGGCGTCCTCACTGACTCAGTCGGACGCGGACGTGCGGGCTGCCCGGTCTGGAATCGACCAGCACTACCTTGCCCAGATACTTGTTGCCAGTCTGGGTCTCGGTAGCAACCTGGGCCGTGGCATTCCAGTAAGCCAGGTCACCCACGGCCCAGCCGGTCAGCGACGTGACCGGAAAGTCGAACACACCAGCGACAGCCAGCGCGCCAAGATTCCCGGACTTGATCGGCTGCTTGGCGATGCCAACTAGCTCGCCTTGGACGACCACGGCCCCGGCAGCGATGTCTGTTGTGGGGATGTGGTCGATGGCATCACCGTCGTGAATGAAGATCACCTGTGACATGTTGTCTCTCCTCCGTTATGCAGTTGCCTTGACTACCCCACGATGATCGATGCGTGCGACCCCAAAGTCCCAGTAAGCACGCATGGACATACCGAGCGTGGAGAACTCAGCGTCTGCTGTCTCGATCACAGGCTGGCGACGGCCGTCCAAGTAGGCTACCTGGAATGCGGGCAGCACGTCGGGGTCTGCCAGGAGATACCAGGTCGTCGGGGACTGACCGCCGCCGGAGCCTGTGGACAAGTACGGGCTGCTGACCGGCTCGTAGCGGTTGACGTAGGGGTTGCTCACCGGTCGCGGCTTGTCGGTTGTGGTCGTCTCGTTGACGGTCACCGACGTGTAAATCGACAACGCCAGCGGTTCCAGCTCCGTAGGCACCAGCAGATAACGGCCAGCCGTGGCGAGCGGATCGCCGTTCGCATCCTGCATCTTGGCGAGAGCGCTCCTGGCTGCCCCCAAGGATGTGATGCCCAAGGCCGCGTTGGTCAGCCGATTCCCCCGGTCAGTGGTGTAAAAGTTGTCCGTGGCCTCCATCACCACAGCGTAGAGTGCTCGCTCGATTGCTGTTTTTGCGCGGCGCCCCAGCTGGCCCACGAGTGACCTAAACGCAGACAGCTCGTCATTGATGATCTGCTGACGAGTGAGCGTCAGCATCATGCCGTAGGTGTCGAGCTTGTTCGTGTACTCGGTCTCAGAGAGAGAGCCGTGTTTGATCTCGCCACCGTCGGCAACCTTGTCAAAGTTACCGGTGGCATCGAGGCGGTAGATTTGGTGCTGATGGAAGTTGCTGAAGTCTTCTTGTGCTGCAATCGTCTCGTAAGTACCAGGCGAGGATTCAAACGCATCAAGAAGCATCTTGTTGGCGACGGCCCCCAAGAGCCCCGGTAGATTCACGGTGCTAAACCCAGCTGCCTCGATGCGCTGGTGCATGACCAGAGTCTCGTAGAACTCGCGCCCACCGTGAGGGACACGAATCCCGCCAGCCTCCAGCGCGAGAGCAAGAATCCCACGTAGCCCTCGGCGGCGATGCTGCCAGGCGGCGGACACCACCTGCTCGCCGTAGTCGCGATCGCGGGCAAGTGTCTCATCACTGATGCCAGCAGCCATGCACAGCGCGGCTTCGAGCACTTGCTGACTCGGGCGGTCACGTTGATCACGTGCAATCGGAGCTCGTGGGCGAGTCACACGCAGGATCGCCAGCTCGGTACGCTGGGCATCCCATCCCTCAGCCTCCGCTTGGGCCGCGATCTTTTCTAGGGCATCCATGTCTGCGTACCGCGAGGATGCTGCCTCCTCGACAAGCGCGCGAATCGTATCAATACGCTGGCGCTCTGCTTTTGCGCGGATGATCGCCTGAGTAGCAGGCGATGTGTCGTTGTCATTATGGTGTTGAATGTCGGACATAATCACTCCTTGATGTGGTGATTGAGACGCAGCGACAGTCGCGCTGGTGTGGTCGTCAGCCCCGAGGTCAACGAAACTAATCTCGCCGAGGGTGGCCTTGCGGACGACGTTGAGCGGGCCGGTGAAGGTGCGGCCGTTGACCAGCACCTGCTGGTTCTCCTTGATAAACTCAAACTCCTCGACCGATGCACCGATCGAAGCCTGCCAGGGGAAGCCATTACGGGCCGAGACCACAACCTCGCGGGCCGCCGGCGTGTCACGAGAGACCACACCGGTAGCCAGCAGCTGGCCCTCCTCGATGCGGATACTGTCGGTGTGCCCCACCCCGGCGAGTGGATCATGGCCAAAGCGGATCGGCCGGGATTGCGACGGGATCGACAGGCCAGCGAGGTCGATGACGACCGGGTATCGCCAGCCAGAGACTCGCATCGGTGTACCGGTGTAGGCGATCATGCGGAAGCGCGGCAGCGTGGGTCCGCTTTCGCCAGCGGCCTCTAGGTCGATGGTCGCGGTAGCTTCCAGACGTAGTTGGCGCAACGGCTGATCGTCAGTCGGCTGGCGTGGCATCGTCAAATTCCTCCTCATCGGGATCTTCGGGGTCGCTTAGATCAGGTACGACTTGATCCATGATCAGTCCTAGATCGCGCATCAATGCGATCTCCTTAGCCCGTTGGCGCAGAGCCTCTTCCCAGTCTCGGCCTTGCCGCGCATACTCGTGGGCCAGTGTGGTGGTGTGATTTGCTAGGCGGATCGCCTGGGCGGTCGCTTCCTTGGCGGGGTCAACGTGCTCGTGACCGTCCCAGAACCACTGATGGGGCCAAGTGATTAACGGCCCCAGGTCATCGGGCAGCAGACCGGGGATAAGGGCCGCCTCGTCGAGCCAGGCGGCTAGGATGCGGTCGAGGACTACGTCTTCGAGATGCGATTGATCGACACGGATTGCTTTGGCAAACGTCTGATGATCGAGCCGACCGGAGGCGTAGTTGTACCCGGACGAATTGCCCATCCCGACGTTAAAAGGAACAAGTACGCATCGCAGTATTTCGTTGATAATGACCTCGACAAATTCTTTGTGCCCGGTCGTCGGCTGCTCTGCTTGCAACTGGGACATCTTCCAGCCGCTCGGCATCGTGACGAACGCCCGCTTCTCCAGTTCGATCGGCTCGAACGGCTCGGCGGCTTCGGCCTCGCCGCCGGCGGGAGCATCGGTGTAAAGGATGCCGGCGAAGTCGGCCGCCGTCTCTGCGGCCGACAGTACTGCGAGCGTAAACCGCCGCAACTGCGCAAATAGCGGCAAGGCCGGGGTAATCTCGGGCACACCCCGCGCCTGGCCCGGCCGGTCGCAGCGAAACCAGTGCAGCACCGATTCGGCCGAGACGCGGTCGCAATCGCGGACAGTCCAATATCTGTCGCCAGGATGGTCCTTGAGGACGTGGTATTCTACCGGGTTGCCCGATTCGTCGAAGACGATGCCGTCTACTAGCATATCGAGGCGCATATCAGGAGTAGCAATCTGATCAGCCTCGATCAATCGCACGTCGAGCTGTACCGACGTCGGAAGACGCGGGTTGCTCGTCAGCACCGCGAACGCCTCGCCGTCGGTAATCCGCGCCATTCGCATCGTGCGGAGTTTTTCGGGGAGACGAACCGCCTTAGCCCAGGTCATGAATTCGCGTTCAATACGGGTGTTGGCCTCACCGTCATTAGTCAGGAGTTGCAGGCGGGGCCCGGTGCCGACCACTGCGTTCGCGATCGTTAAGACCAGCCCTTTGGCGTAGCTATTGTTGGCGACCTCGTAGCGTGCGCGGTTGCGGAGCACCCGCCGCACCTCGGCGCTGTTGGCGGCATTGGCCGACAGACCGTCGGCGTTAGCCCAGTGCCGGCGATTGTCGTCGGTCGTCACCGCCGCATCATACCTTCCGCGCACAACGCGGACGACCCGGCCGCGTCTGGTACGCTCCTGTGTAGTGCCCCAGATGTTAGCTAGCCAGCGGAACATTCAGTCGGCCCCCGGTGGGACGAGCTTGTTGAAACGAAGGCCACGGCGCGGCTGCTTGGTGGCCTCCTTCGAGGCAAGGTAGCGGTCGACCTCAATCTGCTCGGCGAGCTTGTGCTGCTCGACCGAGCCAGCGTCTCCGGCGACCTTTGCTGGGCCCTCAGCGTTTTCGCGGATTTTGTCTTCGAGATTCGGCATAGCTCCTCCTATGTCAGAGTATATCAGATGATGTGATACGCAAGAAAGGATTATCAATGCACGCGTTACACTAATAGACCATACAGGTTACCGAACAGTTACCGAACAGGTTACCGAACAAGTTACCGAATAGCTGTGAAACAGTTGCGAAACAGATGTGAAACAGTTGCAAAACAGATGTGAAACAGTTGCGAAACAGCTGTGAAACAGCTGCCGAACAGTTACCGAACAGGTTACCGAACAGTTACCGAACAGGTTACCGCAAGGGGCGTTCCCAGGTGGTGATGCGCAGTCCGCAGTGGCGGCACTCTCTGCGCCGAAGAATGCCGGTAGCCCTGTGCCGAGTATAGATGACGCGAAAATGACGAGAGCCGCACCGACGGCATACCAAGCCGGGCCTTTCGTTTGGCGACTTGCTCATAGTCCGCGCCTCCGCCGCTGGAGTTCGGCGAAGCTGACCCGGCCGCGCTTGACCGGCTCGCGTGAAGCGAGCCCTGGCAGTGTCACGCCCTGCATAGATGCTGCCACAGCGCAGCCAACCAAGCAGTCGAGCCAGTGATTATCCGGGCGCTCTGGTCGCTGCTTCCACTCATCGACGGTCCGGCCCCGGGCCTCGGTTTTCACGCGATACTCGGCGGTCAGGTGCTCCGCAAAGAGCCGGTGCGCTTCGGGCTTGTCGCCGAAGAGCGACAGGCAGCCCCGGTCGCCCATCGGCACCGCCAGACGGGCGTGGATGAACGACTTCCAGAAGTTGGTGTCGAACAAGGCGTGCCGCACCGCGCGCTTGCCTTGCACGTTCGGCATTCGCCAGTTGAGGCCAGATCGATCGCCAGGACGGTTCGTATATTCACTCAACGGTCTGCTCGATGCGCCAACGAATCGTCCGTGGCTGGGCAGCACCACCCCGGCGTGGGCCGATTGACGACAGAACTGGTAGACCACGTCGGTAGACGCGCCCCAGTTGGCGTCAATTAGACAGCGCTCGATCCGCAGCTCGGCGCCGTCGTCGCGGCGCCAGGGGCGGCCAAGCAAGGCTGTGGTCAATGCTTCCAGGCCGGCGTAGATCGCCGCCTCGACACCGCCGCCAGTCATGACGGAAGTGAGCGTCGGCCGGGCGTCGCGGAGAGTGAAGTACGGCCGCTTCTGGTCGGGGTACGTCCCATAGTCGAGAACATACCCGGTGAAGTCGTCCTCCCAGCCGGCGACGACGTAGAAAAGCAAATTGGCCTGCACGTCGATGAAGGCGGTGACGTGGTTGACGCCGACCGGCACCTCCCCGCGCTTCATCCGGTTGATCTTGCCGGTGATCTGCTCGACAGTCAGTTCGTCGTCCGTCGCCGTCGTGGCCGGTAGCGGCTCGTTCTGATACTCGGCATAAAACGCTTGTTCGTCTTGCAATTTAAGATTCATCGCATGTTGAATTGCTGATATTTCGTCGTAATTATGCCGCTCTGGCCATGCCACTATGGCCCCTTCGTCCATCGCTTCCCGGTTCTGGCGGTAGAACTCAGTCGCCTCTTGACCATCACGACCCTGGCGCAAACTCTCAGCGCGGATCTCAGCGTATTTTTGCCAGAGAGATTCGTTGCTCGGGAATGAGTAGACCATCTTGGTCCTCTCGCCATTCCATTCTGGATGCTTATTGCGATCGAGAATGGTATCGGCCATATCACCTTGGCGAATGACCGTGCAGGGCATGATGCCGGAGATCTTTTTCCCGGGGCCAGCGAGGCCCAAGATGGCACCAGCTAGTATGCTCTCCCGCGTTGCACACTGAGAGAGCGAGCGGGCACTCTCGTCGGTCTGCGGGTCGTCAATAATGACGAGAGATGGTCGTATCGTTAGCCCGTCGGCACGTTTGACACGCATACCACGAACGCGGCCAGTGATACCGGCGACTTTGACAACTGCACCAGAGGATTTAGCGAGGCCGTTTTCACGCACAAATTGCTTAAGCTGATTATGTGTTAACCATCCTTCGGGGCGAATTGTTGGTAGAACTAACTCTTTGGCCGTCCAGCCGATATGCGTGCGCTCGCCACGATAAAGTTGACCAGCACATCGATTCGAGATTCCTTCGAGCCGGTGAATTGGGTAGGTGACTTCAGGGAAATCTTCAGCCAGCAATTCATTAGTTTCAATTTCCGTTTTAATCGCATCTAACATATCCGCCGCATGGCCTTCATCCGAACCAATGAGGCACACGAATTCGCGATGGCCATAGAGCATCGCCCAGATGCAGGCGGACTCGCAAAGTGTCGATTTGCCGGAGCCGCGAGGCATCGCAACCGCAAATAGCCCCCCTCGAAGGACGGCCTGTTCAATTCGAGAGATTACTTTGAGGTGGTCATTAGACCATGGCAAATTAAATGTGACCGGGAAATATGACTCACAGAAAAATTGAAAGTCTTGTTCAGCCTTGAGCCTTCGCTCAATGTTTTGGACTTCAGGGAGCGGGGCGATATCACGGCCAATAAGGGATTGAGCGCGGCTCGTTTTTGCGGCGGCCTCTTTCTTACTAGCGTATTGATCCGCTTTTGTATTCCGCTGTTTAGCCATTCGGCTTGGCTCTCAGAGAACATTCGCCTCTTTCTTTTGGCTTTGTTCGATTATATCACCTTATAACGCAATAGATCGCATCCTAACGCGTCCGGAGCCCAATAGGCGGTCGGAAACCCTTCTGGCATATTAAAGCGTCTCTATCGCCGTTTAATCGCATTATAGGCGATATCCCATCGAAGGCAGGAGGGGGAAGCGTTCCTGCGATCAAACAAACTTTCCTATGTATTGTGGTTGTTCCCGGTGCGGTCGCCTTCCGGTTTCCCCCCGGGAAGTACCTAAGCCGGGCAGGATAGGCAAGATAGGCAGGATAGGCAAGCTAGGCAAGATAGAGAAAATAGAGAAGAAGGATTTATTGCATTTTATTTCAATTTATTGTCCACCTCGTGCAGATACACTTTGGCCTAGAAAACATAGAGAAAAATGATTTATTGCATTTTTTGCATTTTTTGCACCCCCCTCGCGCGGATACACTTTTTAGCCTCGCCATCGCGAGCTTGGTGCAATAAATGCAAAAAATGCAATAATTCGTAACCACCAGTGCCCAAAGCACTTACGACGAGGCTTGCGAAACGCAATAAAAAGCAATAAAAGCAATAATTCGCTCATGCGTTTTCCTCTCTGGTGCAAGGCGTGGGCGTTAGCCGGTAGAACAGGCCCGGCCGGCCTCGTCGTCCGGTCGCCAGCATCTGCGCTTCGATGAGCCGTTGTTGCAAGAGCGTATCGCGGACCTCCTCGTGCTCGCGGTTCGACCATGGTAGTTTGCGGCTCACCTTCCAGAAGGGCATCCACTCGTCGCCGTGCTCCCTGCGCCACTGGGCGAGCACGTCGAGCAGGCGTTTCCGCTTGCTGTCGAACTCGCTTTCGCAGGCGTAGTGGCGGGCCATGTAGAGCATTCGCCGGGTCTGATGCTCGACGAACGCCCCTGCCCAGGTCGCCGCCTCGGGCGTGACCACCGGGTTGTCGCGGCACACGCTCACTGCGTACAAGAGCGCCAGGCGTCTGGCCTTCTCGTAGGCCCGTGCCCAGATGGCCATGCCGGCCGGGTCGTTCTGGGATTCTGCACTGGCGTACTCGGCATCGGCTCGTTCGCGGATGGAGCGAAAGACTGCCTCCGCTTCCGGCGTCTGCGGTACGCGGTGCGGGATCGGGTGCCAGTCGGCCAGGTTGCCGGATGCGCCGGGGCGATACTCGGCCCACCAGCGGGCGGTTTCGAGGATTGACGCCGGGATCGGCCGCTCAGTGTCGTCGCGGCCGACACCACGCCCGCGGCACTCCAAGATTAGCATACGCGCCAGAAAACCGTTAGTCAACAGCCGGGGCGACAACGCCTCGTAGAAGTGCTTGGGCACGGCGGTGCCGAACAGGCAGAGGCACGGCTGGTCGATGACGGCGCGTTCCTGGTTCGCCTTGGCCCGCATCACATAGATGGTGCTCGCGCATGTGTACAGCTGCAACAGCATCGACACAATAGCCTCATGTCGAGCGTCTCTAGCTGACCCGACCCGCATGAGTAGGCCATCGATCTCGTCTACCTGGAACAGCGTTGCCGGCTGGACGAACAGCCGATCCTCGATCCCTTCCCCGCTGGCAAAGCTGGTCCCCAGGCAATCCGCGAGCCCGGCTTCGTACAGGATGCGAGCGTTGACCTTCCTGGCGTGGTCCTTGCCGACACCAGAATTTGCCAAACTCAAGACGTACAGGTTCGTTCGGTTGTCCATCGCGTCCCGCACCTTTCGCGCAGCGAGTATCGCTTGCAGCGTGAGCGCCCCGGCGAAGGCCAGCACGGGCTCGGGGTACGGGGCGGTGTCGAGCGTGTAGCGCATGACTTGGTCGATGAAGCCGGGGACGTGGAGCAGCTCGTCCGGAATCGGCCCCGGGTCCGGGGCTTCGGTCTCGGGTTCGTTCTCGTCGGCGTCAGCGGCCGCTTGCATCTGGCTGTAATGGTTCTCGGCCAGCGCGACGGCAACCTGATTCGGCTCGTAGCGTGCGATGCTCTCGGCGATGCGCTCGACCTCGCGCGGCGACAGCGGCGGCGAGCATCGGTCCTTGTTGGTCTGGTGCAGCGCGGCGGCGATCTCGGACCGGCCCATGCCGACCCGCCGCATGGCGCCGGCCAGGCGAGCCAGAGTATCGTTGCGTTGGCCTTCCGGGATCGTGTTGGCGTCCGGTTCGCCCTCGGCCGCGATCCGCGAACCGCGCCCCACCCCATTCCGTTCTGGTGAGGCCAGCGCGTCCAATGCGTCTATCAGCCACGCCGGTGGCTCCGGCAGTCGGTCGAGCGGGTCGTCGAGCTCCAGGCCATCGCCCCAGCGGTACGCACCGTCCCCGGTTTCTGACGGTGCGACTACGATGTACCCGCCGTCGGTGCGGACATCGACACCGGGGGCGAGCTTACCGGCTGAGCATTTCCATTGCTTGCCTTCGGGCCGACGGAATATGTAGTGCCGGCCGCCTCGTGGCGTCACGGCTATGGCCCCGGCATTAGCCAGGTCGGCGGCCCGATCGGGATCACTTGGCCAGGGGTTGTTGGCTCCGTCGATGTCGATGACCAGTAGGCCTTCGGTGGCGATGCCGATGTTAGCCCGCGGGTGTTGCGACCACCAGCGTTCGATCTGGGCCGGGTCGGTCACGGCGTCGTGGAACCCGTGCTGCGTGATCGGGTGCTTGGTGCCCGGGATGCACGGAAACACGCGATAGCCACGCTCCGCATAGCGGAGAGCAGCAGCCAAGAGATCGTCAGTAGTTACCACGGGATATCGTCCTCCGTAGTGATCACGTTGTACCCAAACGGAAAATCGAATGCGTCATCGCTTAGCGGCTCATCGCTTTCGTAGGCATCGCCACGATTCAGCGGCTCTGGGACTGGGCCCAACTCATAGTCGGTGATGCGGTCATACTTCTCGCCACTCACTGACCGCACCGTGATGGACGTGGTCGCAGCCAGCCCGCCGGCGTTAGCGATTTCGACGGCCTCGGCCGCCGTCCTCGGCACCGGCTCGCGCGACCGCTTCTTCCACCATGCGACGGCTTTTTGCCGGGCATACCCACTATGCTCGAAGCAGATCCATTCCGACTTCCAGCGGTGCCAGCCGATCCTGTAGTCCACCCGCATGCTTTTGGGCGCGTTTTCGCCCGCGCCGCGCTTGGTGTGGACGCTGTACACCACGTCCCGCACCGTCAGCGTCTCGACGGTCACCTGACCGGACAGGATCCCGGCGCCGCTAGCCTTGGCCGCGTGCTTGGCCCGCTCCGGCGGCGGGAATTCGTAGCCGCACTCCGGGCAGCGTGCGTAACCAGCCGCGATCAGTGCTTGGCACTTTGGACACTCCTTCGCCGGAGCCTCACCCGTGCCGTCGTGATTATCAGTCTTGACCTTGATCTGATCGACTGGCCCGTGCCGCAGCACGTTGCCGCCGTAGTCGAGTACCAGGCAGTTTGTCTTGCCCGGGTGCAGGCGGAAGCCCCGCCCGACCATCTGGTAGTAGAGCCCCGGCGAAAGGGTCGGCCGCAATAATGCGATGCAGTCTATATGCGGAGCATCGAATCCTGTGGTCAGCACGTTGACGTTGACCAGGTATTTCAGCTCCCCGGCCTTGAATCGAGCCAAAATATCTGCTCGCTCCTCACTCGGCGTGTCGCCGATGACGAAGCCACACTCTAGGCCATGCTCGTCTCGCATCACCCGCACGATATGCTCGCCGTGGGCGATCCCAGACGCGAA